CTCTTGCAGTGGGCGTGGAATCCACGGCTGTAAACGATGTTAGACAGATAAGTAGGCGTAAACTAATTATTAAAGTAAGGGATAGTGTGAGAAATGAATTAAAACATACACCAACTGCAAATATAATATAAATTGTACTTGGTGGTTGCTCTGAGCCTAGAATATATGCAATTGATACACCTATTATAGTTGTACCAATTGTAGTCATACCTATAACAAACCATCGTATAATGGGTGTATTCCACATATCTTCAACAACACTTTTATATATATCCTTTAGTGCTGTGTTTAAAGGGCGACCGTCGCATATATCCATTGTATCCACAACATATTTTATCTTGTGTGCAACATCAATTTTATCTAAAGTAATACAAGGATGGCACTAGTAGCCTTTGATTTAGATAATACACTTGGATATTTTAGTCATGTAGGGGTATGGGCCGATTTTTTTAGCGTACAAACCTTGGAAAATTCATTAAATGCTATATTAAATCCGGAATTTAAACTTTCAGAGGAACTTAGGCAAACACTTATAGGCGCTGAAAAATTATATATGGATAAAATTCTGAATTCGAAATCAATTCTCAAGAGTGTGTTACGTCCAAATTTAGATGCAATGATTAAACCTCTTATAAAGGCTAAGGAGACAGGTAAAATTCGGGCAATTTGTATATATTCAAATACGTGGAATACCTTTTCAGTACATTTAGGTAAAGTACTCATTGAATCTACCTATAATGCCCCCAACCTTTTTGATGCTGTTGTAGATGCATCCCATCCTATTCGTAAAGACGATTGGGGTCTAAGAGATCAGGGTCATCAGATTAAAACCTTTGGAGTTCTTAAATCTATCTTTAGAGAATTATGCAGTGTTAAAGGTGAAATTAATCCGTCAGATGTACTTTTTGTAGATGAGCGTGAAACAAAACATGTTATACAGGAGTCTGAAAAAGATGGACTTGTATATTTAAAACCTTCTGTGTACCTACCAAATGTTCCTATGCATGTTTTAAAGGAAGTACTTCATATTGGTCTAGAAGTATTAAAAGAAACAGGACTTTACAATAATGAAACATATCTAAAATCAGACGTGTTTCATTGTTTAAAATATGGAGGATGGCATAGAAATAATGAGTTTATTCCTATAAGGCGTATGCATGAACTACTTCAATTAATAGAGTCGTTACTCAAGAGTCTAGCAAATCGGGGGATACCATTTATAAATGATACAAATCATATTAAGAAAGTTATTAGCGCCTTCTTGATCTAGTTTTTTCAAAATTTTTAAATCGTTGAATTAATGTATCGATATTTTCACTTTCATTACTATTAAAATCTTCATCAATAGGACCCATGTAATTGTTCGGATCTAAAATAGCAGACCTTTCTGGGATTATAAGCTCTGTTCTAAGTGGCGATGGTAATCCTCTAACTTTACGTGTTTTTCTAGAATTTTCACGTAGTTTACGTTTCATTTTACGTAAATTTATACGATTTATAGGGGTCATAACTTCAGGCTCTAAGTTTGATTGTAATGATATTTGGTGTAAAAGGCTTCCTGGTATTCTACCTTTTGGTGCTGGGGGCAAAATAATTTCTTCATCAGCTACTATAACTAAGTTTGGAGGTAAAACTCTAGAAGTATTCACTATTTGAATATTTGACGAGTTATTACTAGTATTGACCTTAGGGGTTTTATTTCTTTTAACTTTTCGTGATTTTTTGCCAAGTCCGAAAAAGTCTTTTATACCATCAAACATCTTTGACATTTTCTCTATATTCACCTAAGGAAATAGATTTTTATTATACTATGAATGAATCAGATACAGTACGCCTAGAAGGGTTTGCTGAATCATTAAAATCAAATCGTATTTTTTGTGTTGGTACACCATCACTTCTTCCAGCTCTTGTTCAATCTCGTGTAGCATCTATTGATACGGAAGTTGCACATCGGGGGCGAAAGGTTCTGTGTATACAGGATTCATCGCCACATACAGTATGGCTTTTACGTATGAAATGGGACGCGATTTTTATTCTTCGCGACTCTACTGATACACGGCTTGCATTAACTTACGTAGTAAGTGCACAAAAGCCGGTGCGAGTTGTATGGGCGGGAGAGCCTATTATGCCATTTATCACGCATCTCGAAAAACATGAGCAGATTACTATCATAGGACTAGGTACAGCCCCACCAAACCTTTTAACATGGAATGCAATCTTTTGGACACACGATACTGCCGTAGATTTAATTGAATCTTCGCTTATTGTTCGAATTGGTTCAGCAACACTTTCTAAATACAACTTACGGTCTGTTCTAAAAGAAATTAAGGCATCGGAAGTAGGGCTTGTTTGGTCCTCGATACGAGAGTCAGATAAGCGCGGAAGTATATATTGGTTTGACCCTGCAGAAGATGGGACTGTAGCATCGGTCTATTCATTACAAGATGCGGCCGATATTCTCAGAAGTGTTGCTGATTCTTTATCGAGCTCTAGTTTTAAAAAGAGTTAATCTTTTTACCGCTAAGTACTTATTTTAAGTACTTGGCTCTGATGGCTAGAACGAAAAGTTAAAGTCACTCCAATGACATAAGGCCACGGGGTGGCCTTATCCATGGGGAGTTCTTAACTTTAGTACTAGACGTTACTTGCGGAAAAGCTTGAACGTGCCCTTCTTCGCCTTGTATCCCGCCTTTACAAGATTCTTTAGAGCCTTCTTGCCGAGCGCATGCTTCTTGCGAGAAACAATACGCCCGTGCTTCGTCTTCATGAGGTCCCGCTTTGTTAGACCACCGGACGTGTGCTTGGCATGCCCATGGAAAACAGACGCCTTTGAGCCAACCGCCGGCATGGAAGCACCGCCCATCATATTTTCCTTCATATTCATGTTCTTATTCTTGTTCTTGCGAGTTTGTCCACCCATCATATTCTTGTTCTTACGCGCCCCGTTTCTCTGGTGCATTCTTGACCCTCCCTTCATTGGGCCCATGGATGATGTAGAGCCCATCTGTGGCATAGAAGGCATCGATGATGTGGAGGACATCGGTTGCCCCCCCTTCATTGGACCCATAGATGAGGTGGAGGACATCTGTTGCCCCCCCTTCATTTTACCCATTGATGTTGTAGAGTTCATTGAAGATGTAGATCCCATTGGGGGCATAGGAGGCATTGATGGCATAGGAGGCATCGACTGCCCTCCCTTCATCGGGCCCATCGATGATGTAGAGGACATCGGAGGCATAGGAGGCATTGAAGAATTTTTTCCCATAGACATCGTCGTAGTGTTCATTTATAATTATATATAAGATTTAATTCATTTTTAAAATGATAGTTTTGGCAAGTTCTCTAATTTTCTTAATATTGTACACCCCAGCAAAATGAACTAAGAATTGTCCAGGAGCCCATAACGGTTGTCCAGGAAGCCCCTGTATGTATGAATTAAATCGGGTATGATCTGAAGTAATTTCTACATGGGCAAGATCACTTTCATTCATTTCTAATAATTTAATAATTGCGGCGTTTTCCCACCAGATATGATACAAAAGGTCTGTCTGCATTCCAACGCGTTTCCAGAAATCTCTAATCCATGGTGTGTTTCTAAAAAACAGATTTCCAGAATTTAAATGACCACACGCATCAATACACATAAGCATATCTTTATTCAATGGAAAATGTGGAAGTATATGAGATTCAATAGTAAGTTTGGGGTTTGTTATTAGTACATCGGCATCTGATAGCCATACGAGTGCCCCTTCTTCAAGATTATTTAGTATAGAAAGAACAAAGGGGACCTTTGACCATGGAATAGGGCGATTTCTATCCCAAAAAGTCTCACCACCTTGAATATATGTATATCCGTGTAATAATGCATATGACCTTTTTGATTCTAAACAGTCGGATAACTCTTTACAAAAATCACTACCGATTGCTAAAGTAAGGATTGTTACCATTGTAGATATACATATCAGGTATCTTAGACCCTTCCAGCAATCCGTAAAAAATTGAAGTTCTACTTAACTTGTAAACATGTAACAATGGTTTATACATATACTAAGAATTCAGACGGTCATTACGTATGTGCTCTATGCACAAAGACTTATAAAAACCAAAATACTATGCACTATCATTTGAAGACTCATGAAGGAAAACTCCCCTTTGAATGTGGAACATGTAGTAAGCAGTTTCTACATGCTTCAACACTTGAAATTCATAAAAAGGCGCATCATCATGTAGAGCAAGAGCGTGGATTTAAATGTCCATGTACAAATTGTATGTTTAAGGGAGCCTTTACTAAGGCAAATCTACTTATTCATTATGTTCGTAAACATTGTGCTAGTGAGGTAGCAAAAATGCTTGAGCATGTAAATAATAAGTATTCATGCGTTGAATGTAAAAAGGAAATGAATTCACTGACGGCATTTCATTATCACACAACAAAATGTATTAATGGTTTAGATGATACGCGCTTAAATCAGATTTCTACCATTCAAGCGCTTTAGATTCCTCTTTTGATTAAAGCTAGAAGACATCTAGTGGCTTTTTCATTATATATTTTTACCATATCCTTATAGTATTTTAACTTTTGTTTATGTTCACCACTTATAACTTTAATACTTAGAATCTGAAATTGTGTTTCAAAATATTTAACCTTTTCTTTATATGCACGATAATTACGCTGAATTATAAATTTAGGCAACGTTATAAGATGTAAATCTTCCATCTATACCAGTATGTAATTAAAAGTTTAGGCAGTTACCGTTAGCTGTGTATAATTTCAACCACCGTTTTTAAATGATAGCCTAGAGCTCCAAACCCAGCAATTAGCATAAGTTCATAAAAGGGACGTCCTGTTTTTTTTCCTTGATAGCCAACCCATAAAAGAAGAGGAGCTATTAAAAAGGCATGAAATAGATTAATCCATGCTGATGCAGATTTAGCATAAAGTCTTACAATTGACTTATAGCCATGAAACACTAAAAGTAAAAGTCCAACTCCATAAAGTACATTGTAGAGCCAGTCGGGTGTAGCAGCCCGCGTAAAACCTACATAAAGGAAAAGAGGAACAACAAATAAAATATGAAATATTGCTATAAGAAAGTGTATATCCATTCTATACTAACTCCTATAAAATACTTAGGAGCATTTCAGCGTGATCTAAGGCTCCTTCAATCCAGCATTGGTGTGTACTGTAAGATTCACCAACTAAATGCCAGTTTTTATCCTTAAAGGGTTTTAGACATAGCTTACTCAATACATATGGATCGTAATCACCAGGACGCCAATACGTACAGCCTTGTTTCCAAGAATGTGCTTTTACAAAAAGGGGATTTGGAATTTCAGTTCCAAATAGTGTACGTAATTCATCAATAATTAGATTGCCTAGATGTGCTTCACCTTTTTTTTCGTATATTTTCATTAAAGGTAAAGCATCAATAGAATCAGTATATGATATTTGTATTGTGCCTGTTTGTGGATTAGCAGGAATTATATAACGGGGCATAGTAGCCGTTACGACTCTAGGATAAGATTCAAACCATTGTTTTCCATTTGCTAATGGAGGAAAGGCAGCATACACACGTAATAATGGCTCCATTGTAAGATGTTTAAGAGGACTAAACCCTTTAAATGCCTTTAATGCTTTTAGTGATTCAGATGGAATTGCTAAAATAATTTTAGAGCCATTTAGTGTTACTAAAGGGCGTTCATCGCCTTTTGAAGGTGGACCATTACGAAAAGTAGCAGTAGTAGTTTCTAAGCCTGTAAGTTCATGATGAAGTAAAAGGTTTCCTCCAAGGCTTTCAAACTCATCTTTCATACACTTAATAAGTTCAGAAAGCCCCTCCTTACATATTGAGTAACCCTCTTCTGAGCCAAACTCACCTCTAAATAACTCTAATGCACTATCGGCACGCATAACATTTATTTCAGCTCTATAGGGATAACGAATTAAGAAACGCTCAGTAATTTTCTGCCCGTGTATTTTTAATAGAAGTGAACGAATTGTTTCAGACTGAAGAGTTGATTTTGGAAGATTTGCTAAACTGTTAAGTAATACTGGAATTGCTTTTTCGAACTTATCTTCTTCTATAGGAAATGCTCCAGATTCTTTGTAAAGTATTTCTTTACCAATAGGTATTAATGTTAATTTATAATTTTTGATAAGAGATATTACTTTACTGTGTCTATCCGAAATTCGCGCCCCACCTTCTTCCCACTGGTAATGTATACCTGAAATATCAGCATAAAATGTAAAAGTACGCCCTCCTAATTTACTATACTTTTCGGCAAGGGCTACCTTCATTTTAGGATGTTTTTTCAGAATTTGTATGCCTGTATATAATCCTGCAATTCCTCCACCTACAATAATTGTATCGTAGGTGGTGGAGTTTAATTCCATCCCTTCTATTTATATACGAGTTAAAGATTTGATTTACCGTGTTGTGCTAAAGTTAAGTACCCCCTTTCAGGGGGTACTTAATATTGCCTACAACCCTAATATGGCAAGTATGCTACAGTTAAGTACCCCCTTTGGGGGTAGTTAACTTCGGCACTTGCTGTTAGCCCACTTAATAACTTCATCGTCATTTATACTTTGTAGTGTACCAACTACCTTTTTGTTCTTTATACAGAGAAACGTGGGAATTGAGCGAATTCCACAGTATCCAGCAGTATAGTCATTTTGGTCAATATCACATTTTAGCCAGTTCACTTCAGGTGTTTCATATATAATCCGTGTTAGATTTAGATTACGACATGCACCACACCATGTTGCAGTAAAATAAACAATTGTAAAGGGAGGAGTATCTGTTACATTTTCCCCACGACCAAGAAGATTTTCAAACTCCTCCTGGCTCATTAAAAACTTCATGTATAGTTAGCTTTCAAACATTTTGTTTAGACCGGAGAAACGATATACTTGTACCACCAAGAATAATAAGTGCTAATATTCCAAGAAATGGTATTGCTTCTTTGTATTTTGTAGTAGATGGATGTGGTATATAACTTTCAATAAAACTTGAAAGTGGAGGAAGTGCTTTATGCCCACCACCTTGTTGCTGTAAGACTGGCTGCACAGATGGTACTGAACTTGGAGGTTTTAAGGCAAAGAGTGAGCTAATGCCAATTAGACCAAATAGGGCTGCACTAGCTCCTGTACCATACTGTATGTATTTTCCATATGATTTTATAATCTCTGGAGGAACAAAAGCAGTAACTGCAGCAAGTCCAGCAATTGATATAGTACCTAATATTAAACTTAAAAGCGGTAGGGTCAGTACCCAACTAGTTCCATTCCATCCACCATGAGGAATTATGTCAATTGAAACTGGTAAAGCAAATCCACGTGTATCAAAATCATCTCCTGAAAGTACTTGTATACAATCAAAGATATACCAGGGGGGAAAAAATGTTAGAACAAATGATAAAAATTTAGCAACTTCATTTATATAAAGACGATTTGCATATATTCCTATAACTATTCCTAGACCATATGTTGCTGCTTTTATAGCTGTAGTAATAGGAAGATTCACAGCAGATAAATTAAGACCAACATATCCTGTTGGTGGAAATAGTGTAAGAAGTTGTAGTGGTATTTTTCCAAGTGTAATGCCATTTGTATTAAATAATGATGGCGTTGATGAAGTTACCGATGGCATCCCTAAGCCACCTGGTATTAGCGATGATAACCCTAAAGGTATACTCATCCCCTCTCTGGTTTAACCATCGCTTAGATTTTGAAGACAAGTCCTGCAAATCCGTTTACAACCCGTAGTACATTATGATTCGTACTGTAGACACGTATATGCGAGTTGCCACGCGGTGGTACATAATTTGGATCTCCTTCTAAGATTGTAGGGCTTGGATCCGGTCGGAGTGCTAAAAGCAGATTCATTGTATCAATGCGACTCGCGTTTAAAGAGCCAGAAGGTTGTAATTCTTCGGGGCGTAGAGCAAATGAATAATTATATATGAAAGTATTTGTTGGCGCTCGTGTATGATATTGATAGGGTTGTACAAGTCTAAAATATCCGGCATCACGAATTTCAAATCTGTCAAATCCATCTACTTGTAAGACTGCCTGTTGAAGTATATCACGTCGTGCTCCAGGCTCCTGTATAGATGTGGAGCTGTAATTAAACCATTCATTATAGGATTCCATTGCATCTCGTTGTAGTACAAATATCAGCTCGCGAAGTGGATGATTAAACTCAAGAGGAATTGATGCCGTAGTATTTAATGCCGGTATACTGATTTTTGGTGTGTATTGAATTTGCTCTATAAGGTATTCATGGCTGTTAGAAACAAAACGTCTACGTTCATCTACGTCCAAGTGAATATAATCACCATAGAGTTTAATATCAATAATATGAGCCTCTTTTGGTTGTGGGGTTGTTGAGCAATTTTGATTTGTGTTTAACGGTCCAGCCGTATAGACCATTTGTGAGAGAGATCTGAGTTTTAAGTTAAGGCGAACCGTGTGATACTGCATAGCAATAAGGGGAAGGTAGAGTCCGGGATTCTTATTAAACCAGAACTGTAAGGGGATATAGAGCTTTACGGCTCCATATTGATATGAGCCATATATTGATGTTGCTGACGTATCGGGTGGATAAGTCTTAGAAGGTGGTATTGTTCCATCTTGACGCCCTATCATAGCATTAAATGCATCTCTTTTTCCAGATGGAACCGTAAGCTCTGACCAGAGTTCCATCCATTCTCCGGTCTGTTTATCAATTTCTTGTTCACCTATATCAATCGATATTTCTTCAATAAGAGAGTGTCCTATAGAATTTACATAAGCAGCAAGTGAACCATCTGTTAAATACACTTCAGGAAGAGTTACTTCTAAAAACATGCTACCGAGAAGGTCACCACGTCTAGGGATTATACAGGTAACTCGTTTTCCAAAATCAGTATTTCCATCAAAATAAATAGATTGCGATTCAATGGCGAAGTTTGTATAACGACGATAGACCATTTTAAACCAGGTGATTTGGGGATTTCCTGTCAAAAATACATCTTGTTTTCCTTGAGCAATTAACTGTAAAAGTCCACCACCTGAAGGCATCCTATCTCTATCCCTAGTTATTCGGAAGACTAATGTATACCGCAAAATTAGTGGCACAAAAATCTAGTATTGATTAGCTTATGTTATTGTACATAAGTTAAGTAGCTCTTTTCATAGGACATTTAATAGTGCTTACAATACTAATATGGCAAGTATATCCAAAGTATGTTCTTTTTAAACACATCTCGTTAGAAAAAGATGCATGCTCTATTTTTAAAGTAATGATAGAGCAAGAGCCGTATGAGCAGTCAAGATAATAGTTTAGGATACTTCTCTAAATTATTGTATTCATTAACTGATACAAATGCCGTTATATCTACATCATATGCACATGTAGCAGACGGTAACGGAGGGTTTATATGGCAGAATGTTTTTGAGACTATAAGTACTCAAGGTTCTGTAGAAAATTTTCCTATTCCATATCTTCCATCGACTTTACAATCATTATCAAACTCATCAGGGACGGGTCCAACGGGTGTTGCTGCTGGATTATTTTCTTGGATAGGCGATGGAATTACAATTATAAATCCTACAACAGTACAAAAACCAGTAAATGGTGTAACTGCATGGGATGCAAATGCATATTCTCTTGAAGGGTTTCGTTTAGGAAACTTTATTACATTTCAGACAGCACAAACATCTTCCGAATTAATGGTGGGACTTAGTGAAAATCCAAATGGTAATCCAAGTTTTTCAAATATAAACTACGGATTCTACTGTAGCTCAAATGGAACACTATCTGTTCGTGAAGATGGTATCTTACAATCTACAATAGGCTCATATGTATCATCTACACAGTTTGAAGTAAGATATAATGGCCTCAATGTAGTGTATTTTAAAGATACAAGTGTAGTGTATAGCACAGTAAGAGCACAAGGAAATCCATTATATCTTAATGTATCTGTATTCACACCAGGGGGCTCTGTAAAAAATATCCATTATGCTCCTCTTGGAGGGATTGGCCCAACAGGTCTACAAGGTCTAACTGGCCCAACAGGTAATGGAATTACTGGTAGTACTGGACCAACAGGTGTTTCAATTACTGGTTATACTGGTCGAATTGGACCAACCGGTAGTACTGGTAGAACAGGGCCAATTGGGCAAACTGGCCCTACTGGTAGAGCAGGACCAACTGGACAAACTGGGCCTACTGGAGCAACTGGAGCTACTGGTAGAGCGATTAACACATCGACGTATATTTTTGGGGCCTCTACATTTGGCATTCCTGGATTTGGATATTTTACAACAGATGCAAGTGATATGATTAATGTGACACGTATTAAAATAAATGGCGTTGATTCAACTAATATTAATAAGAGTGGATTTTTCACTGCAATTGGTGTAAATAGTCTTCTTCATATAATTGATATACCAACATACACTGAAACAATTTATCAAATTACAGGAATTATTAATAACATTACTTATTTTATTTATACACTAAATTATCTATCAGGAAACACATTTGTACCATCAGTAAATACTAATTTCTATATAAGTTTTGATGCTGTTGGACTTTTAGGAGCAACAGGAGCTATTGGACCTACTGGATACACAGGCCCAATAGGAACTGGGCCAACGGGTCTTCCTGGCTCAGCAACAAATACTGGAGCAACTGGATCTACAGGTCCCACAGGTGCTATTGGATTAACAGGTCCTCCTGGCTCAGCAACAAATACTGGAGCAACTGGAGCAATAGGTTCAACAGGAGCAACTGGAGCAATTGGGCCACTTGGACCAGTATTTCAATTTAATATTTTAAATGACTATACTCAATTACTACCTGGACAATACCTTTTAACTGCAAATGGACTAACAATATACATGTATGCTACTACTAATGAGCAAATAGCATGGTGTAAAAGTATAGAAAACTATGGACCAGAAATTAGCAATACAATCTTATTATCTATGTATAATGTTAATAACACAACATATTTAGGCAATGGAACATTTACTCAACTAAGTTTAGTCTCTGGTACAATTTATACAATATCAAATTTTAGTAATAATATTACAAATCCTCCATTTAATTTGTCTCAAGTGATGTTTGTTAGTGCAATTATTGGAATGGTAGGGGCTACAGGAGCCACAGGATTTACAGGGCCGACTGGTATGCTAGGACAAACAGGAGTTACCGGATACACTGGATACACTGGTAGTACTGGTTCAACTGGACGAACTGGTAATACGGGTCCAACCGGTAGTACAGGAGCAACTGGTAATACAGGGGCAACTGGTAACACGGGTCCTGCAGGAATAAATGGAGTACTTGGTGGAACCGGTCCAACTGGTAATACAGGGCCTACCGGTCTAGCAGGATCAGCAACAAATACAGGAGCAACAGGATTTACGGGTCCAACTGGGTTTACAGGATTTACGGGTTATACTGGTGTTACAGGATTTACAGGATTTACAGGTCCAACTGGGTTTACGGGATTCACGGGTTATACTGGTGTTACTGGATTTACAGGATTTACGGGTCATACTGGTCGTACAGGTCCAACTGGTAGTACAGGGGTAACTGGTAACACGGGTCCCACTGGTAACACAGGATTTACAGGTCCAACTGGTTTTACAGGGTTCACTGGATTCACTGGATTCACAGGATTTACGGGTCCCACAGGACATACGGGGCCACTTGGAACAGGACCAGTTGGTCCAACGGGTTCTATTGGTCCGATTGGTATAACAGGATACACAGGATATACAGGAGTTTCTTATACTGGTCCAACTGGTAATACAGGAATAGCAGGTCCAACTGGTCCAACTGGATTTTTTGGAGCAAGCTCGGATCAACTTATAAGTCTTACACGTACAAATGATAGTGCTTACTCTCTTGTTCAATCAGATTGTTTTATAAGTTCTACAAATATTTTAAATGTAGTAAGTGGAGGTATTACGTATGATAATATAACTGGTTCCTTTTTAATATCTACATCTGGTATTTATTCAATTGAAGCACTACTAATTGTGGATCCTCAGGAAACATCAAATAGTATATTGTTTACAATTGTGAAAAATAGCGTAGCAATATGGTCATATAATATGGTAGTCTACGGAAATAATGTAGTTGCTCCTGCACCAATTCCATTATACATATATCAAGTTCTTTCATCAAATGATAGAATAAATATTTTATATAATTCATCGGGTCAAAATGTACGTGTTAAGGCTGGAACCACACTAAATATTACACGATTATCAGTAGGTCCTACTGGATTTACGGGATACACTGGTTATACTGGATATACTGGATATACAGGATACACAGGATACACAGGGTTTACAGGACCTGTTGTTACGGGTCCAACTGGTAACACGGGTCCAACTGGTAACACAGGTCCAACTGGTAATACTGGTCCAACTGGTATCACAGGTCCAACTGGTAACACGGGTCCAACTGGTAACACGGGTCCAACTGGTAATACAGGACCTACTGGTAACACGGGTCCAACTGGTGAGACTGGTCCAACTGGTAATACAGGACCCACTGGTAGCACAGGTCCAACTGGTAATACAGGTCCAACTGGTAATACAGGACCCACTGGTAATACAGGACCCACTGGTAACACTGGTAACACCGGTCCTACTGGTAATACAGGAGCTACTGGAGCAAACTCAGTAGTAACAGGACCTACTGGTAACACAGGTCCTACTGGTAATACAGGAGCTACTGGAGCAAACTCAGTAGTAACAGGACCTACTGGTAACACCGGTCCTACTGGTAATACAGGATCTGTAGGAGCTACAGGCTCAACTGGTAGCACAGGGCCAACTGGTAATACAGGACCCACTGGTAATACAGGAGCTACTGGAGCAAACTCAGTAGTAACAGGACCAACTGGTAGAACTGGACCCACTGGTAATACAGGAGCGACTGGAGCAAACTCAGTAGTGACAGGCCCTACAGGGCCTACTGGTGCAGCAGCTGCTGGTAGCAATATTATTTTAAACAGTTTTATTGTTGGAGGTGGAATAGGAACAAATACATTAGGATATAGTTATGATGGATTGACCTGGGTTGCTTCTAGCTCAGGAAATTCACTCTTTACAAACCAATGTACTGCAGTTGCTTGGAGTGGAGCCCTATGGGTTGCTGGTGGACGAGGAACAAATATAATGGGATATTCTTCTAATGGAATTACTTGGACAGCAGCTACCTCTCCTTTCACAACACAATGCTATGCTGTTGCATGGAATGGTACATTGTGGGTTGCAGGAGGGCACGGAGGAGCGAATCGTCTTGCATATTCTTCAGATGGTATTAGTTGGACTGGATCAACTTCTGGAAATTCGGTTATAACAAGTATATGTTATGCAGTTGCATGGAATGGTACATTATGGGTTGCTGGAGGTACTGGAAGTAATCGACTTGCATATTCTTCAGATGGAATTAATTGGACTGCATCAAGCTCTGGTAATTCATTAATTGCATACTGGTGTGGTGTTGTTGGATGGAATGGATACATATGGGTTGCGGGCGGAAACGGTGGAGCTACAGTAAATCAAATTATATATTCATATGATGGAATTAATTGGAATGTTTCCTCATCTGCAAATACACTCTTTCCATCTGCTACTTCTCAATGTTTTGCACTAGCATGGAACGGCAAAGTATGGATTGCTGGGGGGTATCTTAACCTTGCTGCATCAGGTATAATTGTATATTCATACGATGGAATTAACTGGGCAAATTCATCTTCTGGAACAGCTCTATTTACAAATAGATGTTGGTCACTTGTCTGGAACGGCTTATACTTCATTGCTGGAGGCCAAGGAACTAATCAAGTGGGAATCTCATACGATGGTATTAACTGGATAGCATCATCTTCGGGTAATACAGTTTTTACATCGCAGACTATTGCTCTTGCATCTCCTTCCAATATATTACCATATATTGGAACAAAACCTAGAAACTTACAATATGGATCTGGAACAACTGTTGTATCATCATTAGCTGTAGTGTTTCCAATTGCATTTACAAATGTACCTAATATAGTTGCTACTGTATCTGATGGTTCAGCAACTTTTGTATCTATTGGCTCAGCAACAACAGCAGGATTTACTGCATTTACACGCAATGTGTCAGGTGGAACTACTGCAGTTTTTAATTGGCAAGCCACAATATAATGTCTAATGGCAACTGCCAAGTACTTGGCAGTATTATAATTTATACACAAGTGCATTCTCAATAGTATTCTTTTCTACTTCAGATGCAAATGCCTTACAGTCATTTACACCGTATGTTATTATATAACAGTTCTCATTTAGACTTTCAGACATTCCTGAAATATACTGTATAGCCTCATCATTTGCAATTGTAAAGGTCTTTGATAGGCGCGATGGCTGTAGATTGTTATCAAGAGTTATAAAGCGATGATAGTATCTACGACCATCTCCTCCATAATATGAGTAATGTGCTATAAGTATTAAACATTCATTTGGAAATACTGAAGAACTCCATGTTACGGGAGGTGCTGAGCCTCGTAGTCCATCAAATGATACACCCTTTTTAGATGACCATGTACTTATTAGTTCACCCTTCATCGTATAAATACGAAACGGGTTAAGATGATACACATAGCATTCTTCCCCCTTCCAATTAAAGGGGAGCCAATTCTTCTGACAATTTCCCTCTTCAGATGCTATAGGGCACATCATAGGTTTCATACGAACAAGAGTTTTTGTCTTAGGCTCAAAATCAATACGTACCATTTTGTTTAGTTCGGATGGTGTAAATTGCCGAGATGTTCCTATAAGACTGTTTGTTCCAATCCAGCGACAATCCTCTAGACCATGAATTTGTGTTGTTTTATTTACAATGTATTTTTCAGGAATTTTAAATTCGGTGGGGGGGAAATTATCTGTTAAAACCTGAAAATTTGCATCAAACTCAACAATAACATTTCGTGTAATAACTGTACTACCACCTGAACGAAATGAAAAATGTTTAGCATCTACTGTTTCATAATTTGCATGACGTAAATTAACAAGATATCTATCTTTATCACGCTGAATAGAAGGATTATAGCCCTTCCATACTGGATCCTTTAAAAATTCTACTAAATCGCCCTCGATTTTGAGTGAATATGTCATTTTTACAGGAAGTTTCCACTTATACCATCTATAAAGATCAGTTAGACGATTCTTTTGTTCAAAACTTAGTGAGCCATTTAGTATACGCATATCTAAACGAAAGCGCGCAGCCTCTATTTTTCCAGTATAGAAGGCAATAATTCCTAACTCTTCCCAAAGAGTATATGACATATCTGTATGATTTATAAATAGGGAATCGTTATTCTTTACAGGAGTGTATATACTAGAGCCCTCAAGCGTCTCTCCAAACTGTAATTGGATAAGCTTCTCTATGTATACCATTGCTATAAAATTATGATTTCCGATACAACGATAGTAAGTAATAAGACGAAGAGCAGCTTCGGTACGGTGCTGTCTTAGTTGCCAGGCACGAAGCCAAGACTCTACTGCTTCAAGGGGCTTGCCTAGATATTTTAAGCAATCTCCCTTATAAATAAGCGCAATATACATCTCTTCTTCCCATCCTCCTAGCTCTACACGACGTGTAAACATTTGTACTGCTTCTAGATTTTTACCAAGAGACATGTATGTCTGTCCTAGATAAAAGTGGGTGCGTACATTATTAGGGTCAGTCTTTAAATCTTCTTCAAGAAGGCGGGCATCGCGCTCATATTTATCAGATTTACAACCTCCATCTCCTATATCATTAATTATTGGATACTCAAGAGTATGTATTTGTTTTCCATCGGTATTTTCCCAATATTCGTGTGTAGAGCCGACGGATCTCCAATTAACAGATGCCCGTACAAGGCGAGTGTTCTTATAAATCAAACTTCCATTTCGCTGAGGTAGATTTACTCCTCCAATATTTACATCTAAAGAGCTCAGATGTGCATGAAGACCTCCCTCCTCAGAAAGTACCATATCTGCATCTAGTAGTAGTCCCCATACTGAAGAAGGATCCCATGAAGTATGATTTTTTACCCAGTCTACAAATGATTGGAAGCATTTCGTCCGACTCTTTCCAAAATTTTCCCATGGATATTCATATACTTTTCCAGGTAACTGTAAATCCTTTAAAAGTGTGTTTGTAAGTGTGACTGTCTTATCAGTTGACCCCGTATCACATAGAACAACACCATCAATCCATCCTTTCATTGATGTAATAAGACGATTAATATTTTTCTCTTCATTTTTCACCATTGTTAAAAGTACAATTCGTGGACTAGATGTCATATTGATTTTGTCGGATAGAATAAAGTTTATAAAAATTCGCACTTGCTATTAATAAATCTCTGTCCGGATGTTTCAGCTCTAAAGTGTGTTCTTACTACTAATCAGAATGCCCAACAGTCTTGATACAGATTTTATTCAAGTTCGTACGGTTTATGCAAGAACAGCTGTAAATGGGTTTATTCCATCATCTCACATATTAATTGCAAACGGTGATGGAAGTACACGTTGGAATTCAGTTAGCTCTATTTTTCCAGTATCATCATTTAAAACAGTACAGGGAAATAATCTAAGCACATTTTCGGCCGATTTATTCAACAATGTACTTAAGATAAGTACAACCGGAATTCAAGGAACTTTTGAATCATATGTGGATCCGCTAACAAGTACATTAATGTTAAGTAACTCATTACCACCCTATGTCGTATCGCTTGGTTCAATACCAGCTGTAAATACAGGTGTACTGAATCCTGTCCCAAATCCAGAGTATCTAAGACAAGTAACAGGTCAATCTACAATCACATTTTTAGGCGTAGGAGATATTAAATTTTCAACAATAACATCACAAAATGCTGTATTTGTTTCTATAAGTACTTTTACATCACGGGGTTACTCAACAATTAGTGGTGAAACCTTTAGTTGGCGCCCAACATTTAATTCGACATTTTCAACCTCATATGGCCGTCCATCATTTATAAGCTCTGTGCCATTTAATAGTGGTACTTGGAACTGGGGTTCAAACTTAGCATTTTCAACACCAGCTACATCGCAAGATATGTACTTTAGTTCTATAACATTTAATATGGATCATATTGTACCTTATATTGATCAGTCAGCAACATCAAGTACTCGCATCTTTATAGAGTATAATCCTAATTTAATAATTTCTTCAATTTACCAAGGGCCCACATCACCCATATTAGAAGTATCAACGTTTATACAAGTTGAAACTCCAAACGTAGGTCTACAAATATTTGGTGAAACAGTTACAACAAATTATATGACCAGTCAAGTTGTATCTCCTTCTGTAGGTTCAAATTATTTTAATCCTTCTATTCGTATGGAGATTAATCCATACGGATCATTTTTAAGTAATTATTATGCAAATGGAGGTAATGTAGGGAACACAATGTTAATGACAATTTATCATAGATTTCCAAATGCAAATTCAAGTGGTGGTTCAACTGGATTTAGTAATGTAACAAATATTACGAATCTTACATCAAAGCGTGGAGGGCTTTATATAAATCTTATTAATCGTTCTCCGTTAATTTAAAACCTTCACGTTTTGCTAAATCTTGAGCCCAGGTTTCTAATGAGCCACGTACAATTGCTGTAGGACGATAGGGAAATGGTGAAAGGTAAACGGCATTTGACCATGAACCTTTACGAATCCAAGCAATATGAACATAGTTTTGTACAACACTCCATTTCCAGAATTCACCCTGTCCTATAGAGTTCTCTGCAATGTTTCCCCGAATTTCAATTTGTGTACGATGTATATGACTTGATACCTCTTTAGGGGCATACCGCTCTAAAACATCACATATACATGTATACCATTCTAGGCAAGCCTTTGTTTTCCAAAGGGTTGCCTGAAATACGAATTTGTATTCATCATTCCGTCCTATAGGTGCCCATAGGGAGTCACCCATAATAATTTCAAGTGGCCCTGGGCATGGCATAAGGCGTGCAGAAACAAGATGATGTGTCTTGTCAAATCGGTCAAGCACATTTTTTAAAGCATCTGCATCTAATCCGCGTTCAAGGATAAAATCATCCTGTAGGGGCAGACAATACTTATAGCGTGAAACAAGTTGTTCAAGTGCTGCACGACGACTATTAAGGAATCCTTTATCATCTTCCTCTAAAGGCAATATAATAACATTATATTTTGCCTTGAGTGAAACACAAACGGGATGCTCAGGTATTTCTGTAGCAAGTACGCAATCCCACATAAGCTTTGGAGCATAACGGCGTAACATTCCAAACATAAAGTCCAAAATGTAATAGTATTTTGGAGTAGAATTTACAAGAATAACAACATCATTGCGCTCCATTAAATATAATCCATCTAAAATCCTTAGACCTAAATAAGCTGTACTATATTTACTGTAGTATGCTCGCCCGTCATCCTAAGACGGGGGCTCCCATTCGTATTATGACATCTAATAGTTCAACCTGGAAGAATCAAAAAACCCTTGTTTGGTTGGATGGCAGTGAATCGTCAACAATTCCATGGAACCGCTGGGATGTTGGAGCAAGTAGTTTAGTTGCATGGAATCAGTTAACAGCAAAAGGTATAAAAGTAGATGTTTGTTATCTGTCTGGTAGCATTCAGGAGTGTGTAGAATGGTTAGAGGCAGGTCATGCAGAAAGCTGTAAGATTATCGGTGTGCCTCAGTCTGTAATTGAGGCAATTACGTTCAAAAAACTAGCCGAAATTGGCATTACTAATATGGTATGTATGGAGGAAACTCTTGTACTATATCCGTATATTGATACAGTATGGGATGGCAGTGAGCAGGATGCTCGAGTTGTATTATCACTTATACTACAATATGGAAAAACATTTCCTGTATCTCATACAACTCATTCAGTAATAGCAAATGTATTAGGACTCTCTATTCAAGAGATTTTACAAACGCCATCCCCACTGTATTTAATTACGCAATACTATAAACCATCAAAGTCTGCTCGTGCTAAAGAGATTGATTATACTTTGAAAATGAATAATGAATGTAAGTATATTGATAAGATTATACTACTAAATGAGTCGATGCACACACTTCCAGTAGAAAGTGATAAAATCGTTCAGTATAATATATCAGACCGTCTTCGATTTGATATTGTATTAAAGTGGATTTATGATTCAGTGCCAGACGATGCTCTTGTTTGTATTGCCAACTCAGATATTTACCTAGATGATTCATGGAGGGCACTTAATTCAGTAAGTATGGATTCAGTCTTTTTTGCACTTTTACGCTGGGATGATACGGAAAATTCAGAATCTCCCAAGCTTTTTGGACCTCGTGCTGATAGTCAGGATAGCTGGGTGGTTTCGGCACGGTCTGTAAAGGCGCGCACATGGAATTGGGAATCGTTACGTTTCCCTTTTGGGCAAGGAGGATGTGATAATGCTTTTACTGTTGAAATGCTTCGTCAGAAATTTCTGGTTATAAATCCGTGTATGACTCTAATTACTCATCATGTACACTCAAGTGGCTATAGAACATATGATCCTACCGATGTTGTAGAAAAGCCTACCTATATGTATGTTAACCCTTCTGGAATTCACGATCTGAATCCTATTACATCTTTTGTAACTAAACCATATAAAGCAGTAGAGTGTATGACATGTCCCTTAACTCTAAAGGGAACAATTACTTCTGCACAAAAGGCAACCCTTCTTACAATGCTTTCAAAGGATCTTGATGCTCCGCTTGTAGATGGAGGGGCAACATACACTAATTTTACACTCCCTCTCTATAATTTTAAAAATGTATTTCAGCTTCCTACGGGACTTCTTCGTACATACACCTCTATTCTTGTGGGCCCATCAATGGCTGCCGCAAACGCTTGGTCAAATGAGGAAGTAAGTATTACATCTGCTTCTGTTCCTATTGAGGTTGGCCTTGTTGCACCTTGCCCAGATGTTATTGCAAAAAGTCCAGTAAGATATTTACTTGAGTATATGGGAAAAATCTTTGTTCTACGTGCTTCAGCAAGTGACGCTAAAAAAGGTGAGTGGCTAGGAGCAAAGATCCCAGAAATTATGGAGGCACTAAAGGTGTTTACATGGGATGAAGATGTAATTCCTGTTATTGAGCGTACACCTAACTTTCAGAGCTGGTGTAAGAAGGCATACACATGGATGTCTGAAGATGGTAATAAGGCACTTGTTACTCGGGCTGAAATAGAGGCATTACGCGAAGCTCTCTATGGCTGGACTGAGAATACTGTAAAACGTAGAGTAGTATGTATAGTTGATGATGTTTGGATTACAGATTCAGTAGTAACCGCTCTAGAAAACGCCTTAAATCCATCTATTGAACTATCATGTATATATCCTAAAACATCAATTTCATCTAAGATTGCTTTAATGAATGGTGCATGGGGGCTTATTGTCTATGGTGAAAGAAATAGTGTTGAGCGTTGGGGATGCTTATGGGCACTTCCAAAGAATGCATATGTATGGGAAGTTCAGGCTGAGATTGCTCCATCACTTGAATTGTACCAGACATCTCTAAATGCTTCTTTGAATCATAGATTTCATATTGTACCTCGTAGTACACCTACGCAGAATGATATTTTGCGTACTATTGAGGGAATAACTCATATGTGTTTAAATGAGGCAACTTCATCATCTCTACAGGAGTCAAAAAAGCCACAGATTCTTATGCCACATAAGGATACAAAGGGATTTTTTGCCCATGCAGGCGATTCGTTTCGTGAGATGGTAAGTATATGGGCTGAGCGTGGATACGTTGATATTGTTGAAATTCAGGGATTAGAAAATATATGGTTGAATAGTGTTGGACATACACTTCTCTATGATAGACCTACACTAGAGTGGCTAAAGACATCCTGTCAAAGTGAGCGTATTTATAAGAAGGCTCTATTTGGAAATCCTGCCCCTAGTGAGCCTAACTCACTGGCATGGTCATTCTGGCCAAGACGTCCACGTCTATTAGAGGACCTTGTAGCTCAGGGAGTTGGAAACTCAGATGATCGCAGTCTTGGCCTTGTATTTTACGGTCGGTCTGAAAATGCTGTTCAGCGCTCAAAACGTCTTGATAGTTGGTCGACAGTATGTAGTGAATTTATTCATGTTATTGGTGATAAGCCATATCCATTTAGCCAACGCGGTTATCTAATGCGTCTTTCTAATGCTAAGTGGGGGCTCTGTTTAGCAGGATATGGTAGTAAGTGTCATCGTGAGATTGAGTGTATGGCGATGGGATGTGTTCCTGTAGTATCCCCTGAAGTTGATATGACAAACTACGCAAATCCTCCTATTGAGGGTCTTCACTATTTTAGAGTATCTGTTCCATCGGATGTAGAAAAGATTCGTGATATATCGGAAAGTAAGTGGAAGAAATGTTCCGAAGCCTGTAGGGATTGGTGGAAGGCAAATGCATCGGCAGAGGGTTTCTGGAAATTAACGCAACAGCTCTCAGAAAAAAATTGAAGTTCTTGAGCCTGTTTAGGTTAATCACAATGAAGAAGATTATGATGAATGCACAAATACTTCCGATGAATATTTATGATTTGTGCGAGAAGAAGCCTAGCCTCTGGATAGCACCTCTTTCAGAGATTGTTATTCATACACTAACGGGGTCAGCCAGTCCGAAAAAAATTGAAGTGGCTACGCCCAGTAAGGCAACTACTCAAAATGAATCGTTCAGCCCTGTGTGATATTATTGATACGTGTACGTGGGAGCTTCGTGAGCTTATGCAGAAGCGATGGGTGTTTGTTGCAAAGGCTGCATGGTCTGATGACGATGAAGCCTATGTAGATTATATTGATGATTCGTGCGATGCTCTTACAGAGATGATTAATAATGCTAAGGTAGCACTTGCACGCAGTTAAAAATGCTCTAATGTTTCAGGAATATAGCGAACAGTTACAAATATTATAAAGACTCCTAAGACATATAATATTAGTCTGTTGAAGGATTTTTTATTGGAAACATGTTGAATGAATTCTTCAAATATTCCCCATACACATGCCCACCATACAATAACAACAGCACTATACAACAGAAATGTTTGAGCGTCTAATACTTTGGGAACTTTCATACTAACTATGTTGATATATTTTATGCCCTGGCAAAATTAACCTAAACCGATGTTACCTTAAGCCTACGTTATATATACTTATAGATACGATGAAAACAGTTACACTAAATGTACCGGATTCATTTCAATTACCAGCTGTATACACATCAGAAATCCTAGATACAGTTTCAATCGCTCTTTCACTCGGTGCAGAAGCGTATGACACTCTTTATATGAAGGCTATGGATCGGGCGCGTCACGAAACAAGCACTGAGCTCATCAAGGAAATTTCGGAAACATATTCCCAAAAAATGCGTGATGCTCAAGAAACTGCCGATGCTCAAATGAAACGTCTTCGACAGGAAAAACAGAAAATTGAAGAGGCTCTTTTACTTGTGCGGCATCAGTTGGAGTTGTATGAACAGAGCTCAGCCTCAGTGCGTACTGAGGCAACGGCCTCTGCACGTGAAATGTATGGGGAGCTTCTAACCTCAAAAGAAAAACAGATTTCTCGGCTAGAGGGTCTTTTAGAAAAGCAGATTGAAACGGTCGTTGGGAAGGTTGATAACTTACAGAATTCAATTACGCGCACCTTTTCATCTTCGCGGGATAAGGGAGCCTATGGTGAGTCCGTTATGGAAGGATTACTAAAAAAGGCATTTGACTGTGAAATTATTGTAGTGGCAAAGGAGGCACAAAATGCCGATATTCGTATGATTCGTAGTACTGAGTTTGAATACCTGTGGGAATCGAAGAACTATACTCGTATGGTATCAAGTGAGGAGGTCGAGAAATTTCGGCGTGATATGCGTCTACATCCAAAGGTTCGTGCCGGTTGTATGGTAAGTCTTCGTACAGGTATTGTAGGGCATTCACGCGGTGGAGATATTGATGTTGAATTTATGGAAGATGGGCGGTGTATATTATTTCTGAGTAATTTCCTAAGTCGGGAAGACCCTATTTTTTACTTACAGACTCTTCGCCCATTCTTTGATGTATTAGAGGCAAACTCAATCCCTTTAAAAGAAGAATCAGAAACCCTACGAGGCTTAGAGGCAAAGGCTACACTTATTACAAATCTTCTACGTAGTCATGCTACATCTGTAGCAAAGCATCGAAACTCAATTGCTACACACCGGAAGCGAATTGATACAATGTTTTCAGAATTTCACGGCTATATTCTTGAGGCTGATAGCCAGCTACAGACTCTTCTACGAATTGCTGTAGGTAATGATAGTGTTGTTGAAGATGCTCAAGTTGAGGTAGCAACAATTCTCCCTTCCATCTTCAAAAAACAGCATTTAACTGATTATGATACCCGTCAAAAACAGTTTATTACTTGGCTTCTAAGCGTATGCTCTGTTAAGGAGGGGTCGACGATTGAAATTAAAACAATTATTGAGGCAGGAAAGGCAAAGGGATTCGGTGAAAAATGGATTCGTGATCTTCGTGAAGAACTTTTTGAAGATAGTGCATGGGTAAGGGGCGCTCGTTTTATTAACGGGCTTGTATTAAATAATACGGTTTAAATATGAAATAAGCCCTACAATACTTGCTACACCAACAATAAATCCTGTAACAACGCCATGGGTGTACATTGTATTAACGTTTTCCCTGTTTGTAAAGATAGTTTCCATACGATCAATTAGCTTGTGGCGATTTAGCTCATTTACATTATTGATATTATTCATATCTTGAATACTAATTGTGTATTCAGTTGGCTGCGTTGATGGCAGCGGCGTATGCTGATTGTTTAATACAGTCATATTCATTTCTATAAGTTTTATAGACATGAGTATAACTCTCAATTTTTAACAGTCTGTGACGTTAGCGTCTTGTGCTAATGCGCTTCTTTTTTCTGGTGCGTTTCTTAACAGTATTGCTGTTATTTTTAAAGGTTAATACAGTATCATCTTGTTTATCATACACAATTCCACTTACTGCCATTTCCTTATCCTTCCGTTTTCGCGAATAATGTTTATACAGCTGTGAGTAATCATCGGCAACATCACATGTCGGACAACCTGCTTTCTTATGCTGTGATGTATTAGAATCATTAGTTCTAGGTCCAATGTATGTTCTATAAAAGTCTACTAATACATCGGGGTGTTGAAGTATTTGGACACCTTTTATAATAGATACAGATGTCATGTAATATTCAATATGTGTCTCAATCGGAAAGGGCTCTTCAAGAAATTTTTTGGCAGTTTCCCGTGTAATCATATATGAATGTGCCGCTGTAAAACTATGTACCTTATTCCAAGGCTTTTCAGAGCTCAAGTGCTCAATCACAAGTGTTTTAGGGTAATATCCCATAATCCACATACCGCATGTATCGGGAAGAGTAGGTAGAAATTCATTTATCTTTTCAATATATTCAGGAAACCATACAGCATCATCTTCCATGACAATACAGCATGGTTTACCCGAATCATAGAACTTTTGCCAAGTTTTAATATGACTGATAGAGGCACCAATTGCTCCAAGAGTAGCAATTTCATAATGTGAGCGTCGGTAATTACGAAAAATACGCAAGCGAGTTCCAATGGAAATACGCTTTTCTGTTCTGTATTTTAACTTCTTACCGTTCACTGCAGATATACGATGTAGATTTTTAAATTTATGAACTGCCTCATTAGACATGAATCGTTTCCAACGGTCTTTACGTTCATCCATATTAATTACGTAAACAGGAAGGTCCGTTATATTTTTTATTTTTTTACATGCCCCCTCCATATCCTAGTTAGCCCCTATTTTTTTTATAGGCCGCCTGTTTTGCCTTTTGTTGAATTCCAGTTTGATAGATTCGTGTTGCTGCCTCAACAGTTAAGACCTTAGGGTCAATACCCGTCGGAAGTCCTACAAACTTCCTATTTTTAGTAACATCTTTTTTGA